AAGCCCGTTGCAAATTGGCACTTTGACTAAAAATATTACAATTCTAAAACCACAAAAAATAGCCAATACCTATGATAGCTTTGACATGCATTTTGATTATCATGCTGTGGTAAACTATTGCTCAGGCCCTGGAATACAAGCAGCTATATCAGGCACAAGGCCCATTGTAGGTGCTCACAGTTTGGCCGCACCAGTATCGGTTGCTATAGCCGACCTAGATCAGCAGTACACCACAGATAGAGACCAATGGCTGGTAGAAATTTGCCACACTGAATACACAGTAAAAGAAATAGAACAAGGCCTATGGCTTCAACGACTAAGCTCCCGCCTTTGACTGGCCCTATTGACTGTGCCTGCGTAATTCACGGCACAGGATACGACTGGATTTATGTTGAACGCCTGTACAACATGTTAAACAGGCACCTCACTCCGGGTATTAGATTGCATGTTTATACTGAAACCAATCGTCCAGTACCAGCCCCAATGATCAAGCACGAGTTAACTGAGTGGTTCATTGGCGGCCCTAAAAAATCTTGGTGGTATAAGATGCAACTGTTTAACCCAGAGCATCATGCTGGCCCACTGCTGTATTTTGATTTAGATGTGGTTATTGTTAATAATATAGATTGGATTTGGCAACAATCATTACGTCATTTTTGGACTGTGCGAGATTTTAAGTATTTGTGGCGGCCAACACACTATGGTATCAATTCTAGCATCATGTGGTGGGACACACAAAAATTTCAACACGTCTGGAAAGATTTTAACAGCCAAGACTTGAACAAAATTGTAGGAGTATATCGTGGCGATCAAGACTATATTACAGAAAAAATAGCAGATCGAGAACGTCAATTTTTGGACGCTACGCAAATAAAAAGCTGGCGTTGGCAGTGCCTAGATGGTGGGTATGATTTCAAGCGTAAACTTTACTTTAAACCCGGTGCCGGCACAATACTAGCAAATACCACGGATGTGCTGATTTTTCATGGCCAGCCAAAACCAGGAGAATTACAAGATCCTGCAATAATACACCACTGGAGATGATAAATAAAAACACTAGGAGATGTTAAAACATGGCAAATAGAACAATTCAATTTTGGGGACAAGGGTATGCTCCAACAGGCACAGACCCAATTACTGTTTCTGCAACACTAAACGGAAATGTAGTTTACACAGGGTCAATCCCAACATCATATACCAGTGAAATTAATCATGCAACAGATGCTCAGGTGGTATTATTTACTTGTGAACTGCCGGTGGATTTTGCAGGTACTGTGCCAATGTCGATCAGTCTTGACAGTCCAGTAGGTGTTACTGCATTTTTTGAACAGATACAGTCAAATTACATGACAATACCGAATACAGTGTTTACAGCAGAACAAAGAGCCACATTAACTAACCCAGCAACCACCTTAGCTGATAGAATTACAATCTGGACTGCATGTGCAGTTCCGTCGTTAAGTGCTGCTGAAATTACCATTTTAGAAAGTGGTAACAAGGTAGAAATTGCAGCAATACTTAACTCTCATAATTTACAAACATATGTAAGTTCCGGAGCAAACACATTTGTAGATGTCAACGGTGGGCAAGAGACAAGAAGTAATGTTGTTATCAACGGTACCGCTCAAACTCGTCAGAGTGAACCAACTGGTGTCTGGGGCTGGATAGTAGAATTTCCAGCAGAAGGATCTGGTTTGTTTGAAAGCGATGTTACTGTGATTGCCGGTCAAGAATAAGTTTGTACACATTAACACATATAAAAACCCGTCTAAATGGCGGGTTTTTTTATGGTTGACCATTAATACCCTTTTTGCTATAATAGTAGTATAACAATTAATAAAGGAGTTTTAAATGGAATCAAACACAATCATCGTTTTAATAGCACTGGCATATGGCGCATTTTTGGGCTACTGTTTTGGCCGTTATCAAGGCTACACCAAAGGTGCTGATATGGCCGTTAAAATCTACCGCAAATAAGCGGTTGACCAAAAATACCCAATATAGTATAATAGTTTTATAGTTAATAAAAAGGAGCTAACCTTGAGTACAGTAATTATTAAAAACGGAACATACCGTAATCAACCCGTAAACAATGTGACTTTTAACTTGGTTAAAGGTTACCAAACAGGAGCCAAAGGAGGCTATGTGACTGTAAAATCAGATGGCTATTTTGGCCCAGACTTGCCAGACGTAGTTCGCGTTAATGTAAGTGGTATCGAAGATATAGAATTTACCGCAGAATCTGTGCCAGTCGGCGAGTTTGTTGCACCGGTGGCTCATGCTAAAGTTCATGTTCATGCACCAGTTGAAACAGACGAAGAAGTTATGGCTCGTATTGGCGAACGTTTTGACATTCTTGATCAAATGACCAAGGCCACAATCGCAGGTGATGTCCGTGCCATGATTGTGGTTGGCCCTCCTGGTGTAGGCAAGAGCTTTGGTGTAGAAAAACAGTTGGAACACTCGGGCCTGTTTGACAAGTTAAGTGGTCGTAGAGTCAAGTACGAAGTGATCAAAGGTGCCATGACTCCGATTGGTTTGTATTGCACTCTGTACAAACACTCTGACAAGAACAATGTAATCGTGTTTGACGACTGTGACTCGGTGTTCCAAGATGACTTGAGCTTGAACATTCTCAAGGCTGCACTAGACTCTGGTAAAAAACGTCGTATCTACTGGAACAGTGACTCAGCCATGTTGCGTCGTGAAGGCGTTCCAGACATGTTTGACTTCAAAGGTTCATGCATCTTTATCACAAACCTACAGTTCCAAAATCTCAAGAGCAAGAAGTTGCAAGACCACTTGGAAGCCTTACAGAGTCGTTGTCACTTTATTGACTTGACCTTAAACACCTTGCGTGATCGTTTCTTGCGTATCAAGCAGATTTATCTCAAAGGTGAACTGTTTGCGGACTACGATTTTAGCCAAGAACAAGGCGATGAAGTTATTACGTTTATGGAAACTAACCAGAATCGCCTGCGTGAAATAAGCCTGCGTATGGCCTTGAAGATTGCAGACTTGACCAAAGTATCCAGTGACAACTGGAAGGCCCTGGCCGCTACAACCTGTATGAAAAATAGTTAATTGGGTAGAAATACCCGGTAAGTAAACGGTAGCTCCTGGGTAGTGCAAACTACCCACTTTCAACAGGTACCCATAAAAAGGTACCTGTTTTTTTGACTTTGCTAGACTAAGTATGTTACACTATCAAGATGCAACTTAAACTTACCTGGGCCCGCACACAAGATTTTTTATTGTTTGATATAATCAACAAAGATCTTGCGGTTTGGTTTGTTGATCAAAGTCAAAGACTTGGCAATAACTATAGTTCTGGCAATCAAGTCATTGATATAATACAACAATCTGCTGACACAGAAAGATTGATACAAGAAGAAATTGCGTATATCGATACTGTCAACGAGATTCTGACTCGATTGAAACTTCCTGTTTTCAATAAACCCACCAATTGGTATGATCAAACGGAATTAAATACGTTGCACAAAGACTGGGCAAACACTAGATATACCAACCCTAAACTCACAGAGCTATTGTATAAAATTGATAAAAAATTCTTCGAAGCATACCAAGAGATGAATTGCCATATACACCTGATTGAACGGTCTTTCAAATATAGATTTAGAGATCCACACCACTGGAGTATGGATAATCCTTTTAAAAGTAATAGCTACGATTGGGAGGTTGCTCACTTATACATTGAGTATCCTGGGCACGGTCGATGTGCTTTTGAAAAATTTGAATGGCTTGATATCAATGATGCAACCATGTGGAACGACAACAACAACTGGACCAATATAGATTCGTTTCTAGGAATGAATTTGGTTCGCCCGCATAAACTTACTCCTCCTGAAGAATTTCTAGCATGGTGCAAAGAAAAAAATCTAGTCCCATTGGGATACAATATTCCATTGGCAAATTTAGCTGATTGGAAAGACAATCTAACAACGGCTAAACAACTTGTAACAAAAAACATTAAAATAAAAGAAAATAGTTTTTCTTTGGAATTGATATAATGAAAACAGCCAGAATTATATTGCGTGACGAAGTTAATATCAAGATCGAAGGTCTTGAGTTGGATGCCCGCAGGGCTTTGGTTACGGCTTTTAAATATGATGTTCCGGGTGCTCGTTACTTGCCAGCGGTCAGACTGGGACGTTGGGATGGTAAGGTAAGTTACTTCCAGTTAGGTGGTAGCACTTATGTAAACTTGCTACCAGAAATTATTCCTATCTTGGAAAAGTTTAACTATGATATTGACCTGGATGATCAGCGGGACTATAGTGTTAATTTTACTTTTGAAAAAGTAACAGAACAAACATTTAGTCACATTAAATGGCCCAAGGCACATCCAATGGCCGGACAACCAATGGAGTTGCGTGATTACCAAGTGGAGATCATTAACAACTTCCTTGAGAACCCACAATGTATCCAAGAAATTGCCACCGGTGCTGGCAAAACTGTTATCACAGCCGCACTGAGCAACGCAGTAGCACCATATGGTCGAACCATTGTTATTGTTCCTAACAAGAGTCTAGTAACGCAAACAGAAAAAGACTACATCAATATGCAACAGGATGTGGGTGTGTACTTTGGTGATCGTAAAGAGTGGGGTCGCCAACATACCATTTGTACCTGGCAAAGCCTAAATGTCCTGCTAAAGAATACCAAGAGTGGCGTAGGTGATGTCACCATCGGCGAGTTCTTAGAAGATGTAGTATGCGTTATTGTTGACGAAGTTCACATGGCCAAAGCCGATGCACTCAAGAGTCTACTCACAGGAGTAATGAGCCGTATTCCGTTACGCTGGGGCCTCACAGGAACTATACCCAAAGAACCATTTGAATTCCAAGCCCTGAAGTGTAGTCTTGGTCCAGTAATTGGTCGACTCAGTGCTAGCGAACTACAAAGTCAAGGAGTCCTGGCACAATGTCACGTGAACATTGTGCAATTGGTCGACCACGCAGAGTTCTCTAACTATCAAAGTGAACTAAAGTTCTTGTTAGAAGAGTCAGACAGATTAGATACTATTGCTAACTTAATTCGACAAGTTAATTCCACAGGTAATACACTTGTACTAGTTGATCGCATTGCCGCAGGACAAGGACTGATAGAACGCTTGGGTGACAACGCTGTAATGGTTAGTGGTGCAACAAAAGCAAAGGCAAGACAAGATGAGTATGATGAGGTGGCCGAAGCAACTGGCAAAATTATTGTGGCAACATATGGAGTGGCCGCTGTGGGGATTAATATTCCTCGTATTTTTAATCTTGTTTTGGTGGAGCCTGGAAAAAGTTTTGTCCGTGTTATTCAAAGTATTGGGCGTGGCATAAGAAAAGCCGAAGATAAAGACCATGTACAAATTTGGGACGTGACCAGTACCTGCAAGTTTGCCAAAAGACACTTGACCAAACGTAAAGTGTTTTATCGAGAAGCTAACTATCCTTTTACACAAGAGAAATTAGAATGGAAATAATATGGATTGGATGAAAGACGACGGCATTTTTATGCCCATGATTAACGATACTGGTCGTAATCGATTTTATAAACAAGCAATTGAATCGTTGTCTGCTGGAAAAATTGTGTGCGACATCGGCACCGGCACCGGGTTGTTAAGCATACTAGCAGTTAAATCCGGTGCCGCTCGTGTGTATGCGGTAGAGCAAGACCCTGAGCGTGCTGCATTTGCCCAATCTATGTTTAAACGACTCGGTATAACTGATCGAGTTACGCTGATAGAAGACAACTTTCTAAATACTAGAATACCAGCAGACATTTATGTTAGTGAAACAATTAACGCTCAAATATTTGGCGAAAATATTATTGAACTAGCCAATCATGCACAACAATTTGGGGGCAATTTTATACCGGGTAAGTTTGAGATCACGGCCCAAGTATACAAAAATCATCCAATCTTTTCTTTATGTCAGTCAAATTCAGATGCATTTGAGTTTCAGCCCGATATTAGTATTGACCCTGTGTTTGAAAAGGAAATTAATCTGCAGTTTCAACAAGCTCATCCTTTAGAAAACACTTTGTATCGTGCTAACATGATAAATGGTTTATTTACACAATTGCCAAGATTTACAGATTTAAAATTAACTAAACTTAGCGAAACAGACCCACTGGTAGTGGATTTAAACACACCAATTAATGTTGATTCATTGAAATTAACAATTCCAAAAACACAAGAAAACAGCCAGGCAGATGTGTATGTGGTATTGCATTGGAAAGCAGTATATCAAGATTTTGTGATGGACGTAGACTCTACTTGGTTTGGAAGGGTAGCAAAGACAATTCTTAAGAGGTGCCGCAACCCCGAGTTAGATATAAACATTTGGTACGATGCAAAGATTCAAGATTGGCGATTATCATTTTAATCACTTGACATTGACCAAAAAATCGTATATTATATAATTATGAAAATACTAACACTTGACAATGAGCCATTTGATTTAGATCACTTGCCAGAAGAAGTAGATGACATGCGTTTTGCTATCTTGGACAATTCAAATCCGTCCGAAACAGATTATCATTACATACCGTTGATCTTTTTAGAAAGTTTTAATGCACCTGCACTAGTGTTACGCATTGGCGAACACAAAGTACGTATGCCGGTGGACTGGCAAATCTTGATCGGCGAACCCGACCTAGGAGACCTGGAAGTACTACCACTTACTGCCATTAACGATCGAGGCTTCAAAGCATTTCAGTTTAATCCACTCAGCAGTTTTAGGCCCAGCTTTCTGGACATAGAAATTGTAGACGTGTACCAAGAAGTGGCCTGGTATGCACCCAAGTTAAAAAATGGGCAACTATTATGTGTGCCGCTGGGCAACAGTGAAAAACCCGAGTGCGTGTACTTTGTCAAAGACATCAGTCGCAATTGTGAAGTCATAAACTATAATCAGGCTTGGTAGTGGATAAACTCAGCATCAATAACGAAATGGCTGTATTTGATCGCAAGGATCGTAGATTCTACGATAGCTTGACCGATGACGAACGGAAAAAGTTCAGTAACTTTCTTATGATTCGTTATGGATCAAGTGTGCAGGGCAACACTATGGAACAGGCAGTATATCTGCTGAGTTGCAATGAAAATCTCAACAAACATTTTTTTGCAATCAATCGCCATCCCAGACTGCAATGGTTATGTGCTACTACAGTAAGTCCAGGGTGGGGCACAAAACGCCATCAATGGATTGCTCCCAAGAAAAAAGAAGCTGGTGCCAGTGGAATTCGCAAACAGTTGGCTGAATTGTATCCTAATATGAAAGATGATGAGATTGCATTAATGGCACAGATCAATACCAAAAAAAACCTAGACGAATACGTCAAACAACTAGGGCAAGAAGTTAAGAAATGACAAAATTATTAGTCAATGGGTGCAGTTTTGCTCATACCTGGAAAAACGCCGAAGAGTTAGGGCACCGACTAAACTGCAATACCACTGTGAACCTTGGACTGCCTGGGGGTAGCAATGCTCGCACCCTAAGAACCACCGCGGAATATCTATTGCAAAATTCTGATGTATCGTTTGTAATTATAATGTTAACTTTTTGGGATCGGCAAGAAGCCCCTTGGGCCCCTCAATCTCAGTTTAATACATACGATAAAAATTGGGTATCATATGCTGCTAACGGCGTTACCAATCAACATCGTAAACAAATTAACAAATCCGAAGTTGAGTTCAAATTGCTTAATCAATATATTGTTGATAGATTCAAGTATGATTTTGATGACTCTTATATGGATAAATGGCTCATGGATATTATTACTTTTAGTTCCTGGTTGGATTCTTTAAAAATTAACTATTGTATGTTTAATACTTGCGATCGTCGATATCAAAAATTTGAAGATAAAAAATTTCAACTAATTGAGAAAAATAACAAAATAATTAATATTAAAAATTTCTTATCTAATGTTTATATTCACAGCCAAGGCGTACCGTGTCCGTCAAACGAGTTGGAGAATTTTAAAAATCAAAAAATTGATTTTGCTCCAGAGTTCATACATTGGGATTACAACGGCGGAAAAGTTCTTAATGATTTTTTGTATGATTATATTATTGAAAATTGTGTTAAAAAATGAAATATACCTGTCAGTATTGTAAGAAAGACTTTATCAAAGAGTCTAGCCTTGCAGTGCATTCATGCGAACCTCGTCGACGCAGACAAGAAAAAGACGAACCCGGTGTCAGACTTGGGTTTCATGCTTATATCAAATTTTATGAACTCACACAAGGCAGTGCCCGTCTAAAAACTCACGATGACTTTTGTGAAAGTCCGTATTATCGTGCTTTTGTAAAGTTTGGACGTTATTGTGTAGATGTAAAAGCAATCAATCCAGCAAGGTTCACTGAGTGGGTACTAAAGCAAAACAAAAAAATTGATCACTGGTGTAAAGATAGTGTTTACACTGAATACTTGATGGATTATCTTAGAGTAGAAAACATCAACGATGCCTTGGCCCGTGCTATGGAGTTTGGTATTGATTGGGCAGAAAAATCAGGACATCCTGCAGAAGATTGCCTACGCTACGGCAACACCAATGCTATGGTCTATGCTGTGACCGCTGGTCGTATTAGTCCTTGGATCATTTATAATAGTGAGTCGGGACAAAAGTTTTTAGCCGAGCTGGATGCTACACAGATAGCTATGGTATGGCCCTACATTGACGCAGACTTTTGGATGCGTAAGTTTAAAGATTATCCAGCAGATCAAGAGTATGCTAGAGATATATTAACAAAGGCAGGTTGGTAATGAGCGCAGATATTGATTTAGATTTAGCTGAT